TGTTCTCCTCAATCAACTGCTGTGCTAGACGCTCCAGCTCTTGTTTCTCACGCATCGTGGCTTCTTTGACACGGCGCTCGTCATGACGGGCGTGGGTCAGCTCTTTAATGCGTCCTTTGACTTTGTCTGAATAAGACTCGATCTCTTCGTCGGTTGGGTCAAGCACTTCACGGTCTAGGGGCTTGCGGCCTCTGTCACGCTCAGGCGTGTCGTCTTCGATTTCAATCTCTACATCACCCGCACCTTCGATTTCAAATTCGACTTCGTCAGCCTTTTTGTCTTCAATCTCGTCGGGGAACTTGTATGGTTCAGCCATTTCTTTCCTTTCAAGCGCGGGTCAAACCGCGAGGGTCTAGCACAACAGCATCAACTTGGTCATCGTTGATGAGACGGAACTCCTTGCCAAAGATCTTGAATCTTGTGCCGGAGTAAGTACGTACTAACACAAAGTCGCCTTCTTTACACCATGCTCCGTTGGGGAACTTGGCGGTGTCTTTGTACGCATCGGGGCCTACACGCAATACAAACAGCACCGTGGTGGCGTGTTCTTCTTGACGCATGAACTCCGTGGGTTTGTACAGGTTCGAGCCTGCAATCTTTTCGTCAGCTTCCGGAACAACGCACAGTAACTTCCAACCTGTTGGGGTAGGCAGTGCACCTGCTTTTGTTTCGTTGTCAGCGTCTTTTTCCGGCTCATCCAGAGTTTGGATGTGCTTTGGTAAGACGATATTTGGGGGCAGGATCAATCCTGATTCGGATTCAATCATGTGATTCTTCAACTTTCTGCTGCAGGTCGATGAGATAACGCTCTGCAAGGGCTAGACCCGAAATAATCCCGCAGAGTTTTTGATATTCCTCAAAAGAGCGACAAGCTCCACCGGCGATGTCGTCGGCGTAGTTATTCATGTCGGTACGTATTTTGTCGCGCAATACGCGTGCGAATTCTTGAATCATGGTTTAGGCTCACGTTGTTTGCTGCTATGAGAGAGCGCTGCAGTTCGCGCTTGCAAAGCCATTTGCGCTTTGTTTTTAGCGATGTCTGTGCCCATCTGGACACCGGCACGTTCTTGTTCAAACTGGGCCTTGTTTTTGCTCTCGTTAATTTGTGCGCCAATTTTCAAGGCGTCGAGTTGCAAACGGCCACCAACTTTCTGTTCTTCCAGTTCCTGTTTGTCTGCGGCAGCAGCAGCGTCCATAGCCAGCTTTTGCGCTTTGAGTTTGAGTTCTTCCTGCTTGAGCTGGAGTTCTTGCATCTGCAACTGCAACACGGGGTCTTGCATCTGTTGCTGTGCCTGCTGTTGTGCAGCCTTGGCTTGGTCCTGCATAAGCACCTGTTGCGCGGCTTGAGCCATCATGCCCGACAAAGCAATCTCCACTTGTGGTGGCAACTTCTCGTCTTCTGGAGGCAGGGGCATACCGAGCTGCTGCTCGATCTTCTGACGCATCTGATAGCCCACGTGCTCTGCAATGTGCGCAGTGACCGCGCCCATGATCTTTGCGGCTTGTGGGTTCTGGCCAATGTACTGCTGGATCATTGGGTCTTGCAAGAGCATCATGTGCACTTGGATGTGTGAGGCGTGGTCTTGGTGCAAGAATGCCTTGAGCGGTTTGCCCTTGAGCACATTCTGGTTCTCCTGCACAGGATCGATCGGCTTCATGTCCTCTTCGATTGGCACGAGCTTCTCGGCGTTCTTGATACCCAAGACGTTCAACATACCGCGGTGCAACTCTGGCAAGTTGTAAATATCGGGGGCCATCTGCGCCATCTGGATCACAGCTTGGTACTGGATCACTCGCTGGCTCATTGTGGCCGCATTTGGATCTGACACGGGGATGATGTCCACCAAGTCGTAGTCGGCCTTCTTGGCTTTACGTGAGCCGTACTCAGGCGTGTATGTGTAGTCTGGGTCGGTGTAATCGCGGATGATGTTCTTCAAGAGTTTGAACTCTTGCTTCAGGGCGAAGTGCACACGAGCCTGAACAGCCGTCATGACTTTAAGCTGGCGTTCCAGCAGAGCCAGCGTCGTACCTACAGGAGCCTGTGCAGACATGTCAGACACCTTCATGTCAGCAGTCGCGGCAAAGCGACGACCTTCATCAACGATGGTCTGCATCAAGTTGAACAGCGTCGCGCTTGGCTCCTTGTAGGGCAGGGGCAGGATGCTGTCCCTGATGTTGCCAGAGGCTACGTCAACGTCTCTCCACTCACCGGGGGCAATCGGCGTGTCATCACCTTTAATCCGAAGCCCTCTGGATTTGAGTCCGCCGGGTAAATTAGATAACGTTCCTGCGTCAACCAATTGACGCATAAGGCTAGTGGCTGACTTGGCAAAACCACCGATGAGGTGGAAGAGTCCAAAACCATAAGCTCCAAATCCGGGGATGTACTGGTAGTGTACAAAGTGCTGGCGCTTGAGTCTGAGTTCATCATCTTCATTCCAGTTGCGGCGTATGGACAGAATGTCATTTGAGCCTTTCAGAATGGTTACAACGTACGGCAACATGATGCCCGTTTCTTCCCCATCTTCAGTCATGTCCTCATAACCGTCAAGGTTTAAATCTACGTGGCACTCATAGATAGTGTAGCGGTCATCGTTCAGATCATTAAAGCCTGTCTCTTTGTCCTTGGCTTTCTGAATATCCGTGCGATCCTTGGGCGCATCGGGCAACTCTATGTCCAAATAAAACCCAGCTTGCTGGAGCTTAACAATCTCGTTCTTTGTCTTGCGCATGACGTGCGTGACGCGGTGGCAAGTATCTAAATCTGTGGAGCCGTAAGGCAAGAGCATGTCTTCCGCGGGAATAAACATGGACACCTGACGTCCCAAATTGGGATCATAGTAAACCTTCTTGAACGCTGAACCCGTAGCTGGCAGTGACCAGAGCATGCGCTCATGCTCAGACCGATACTCGGTCATGACCTCGGTCAACTCGTTGTTCATGTCGTCTTCGATGTTGGCCGCGATCTCTTTTGTCTCAGGCGTTTCTTTGCCCAAAATCTTAGAACGCACAGGGCCTTGCGCAGGGAATGTCTCGGTAATCGTTTCAGCTTGGAAACGTACAACGGCTTCGGTAATCATGGGGTGGAACACACCGCAAGCGCCTTGCCATGGTTCTGTACGCTCTTCGATCTGCAAGCCCAATAGTTTCAAACCATCAACATACGTTTTCTCCCACTCTTTACGGGACTGCTTATCGTTGTCAATGTCAGAAACTAAATCACCAGCCAGCGACTGCAACGCACCATCGTCAATGTATTCAGCCAAGTTGTCGTCAAAGCCTTCTTCCTCTGGTTCGCCTTTGCCAATCTGAATCTCCATACCATCCATACCAATGGTGACTTCTTCGGGATCAACGATCTCGATCTCTAGCGGTGACTCTTGTGCGCCTAGTTCGTCGATGCCCATTGGTTGTTGGTACAGCGCTTTGTCGATGTTCGTTGCCATGTGTGTTCCTAGTAGTATTCGTATGTCTTACGGCGGAAGTACTGCATGTCGTCTTTCTCATCCGTATCCAAAGAAATAAAGCCGCCTTGCCTAAAGCGTAGCAGCGCCTGTGTTGTCGTATCCACGAAGTCGTCGTGCTCCCCAACTGGGAACGCCGCCATCTCTTCAATTACTTCCCGAGCCCAGCGTGTGTCGGGTGCCCAGACTTTACCACTGCTGAATAAATCCGCAACTGCGTTCACACGCACAGTCTTATCGTTACCACGAGATGGTGAAAATTCCTGCACCGGTATGCCCATGGCCCGAAGTTCTTGGATCAGTGGTGCGCCAGCTGCCTTTTTCTCCACAATGAACGCGTCCGGTTCCCATTCTTTGTAGTGTTTGAGCGCCACGGTCTTAAGTTCTGGGAAAGCCATCCTGTCTTTGAAAGCATCCAGCAAGATAAGCTGTGGCGAGTCATTTTCTTCCTCATTATAAAAAATCCCCCATGTTGTACAGGCTGAATAGTCGGAATTGTTTTTGGTTTCAAACGCGGTATCCCACGACTGGATGATGTACTCACAGCTTGGCGGCTCATCGCCTTCCCAGATACGCCACATCTTTCTAGACACGATGGCCGAGTTCTCAGCCGTTGGCTGCTGCATGTACTGCGCGTTCCAGTACCTTGGGTCAATAGATGCTTTTGTGGCTTTCAGCGCTTCGAGTGGCCACTGCTCTGGCCAGAGCGACTTCTCATCTTCTGTATCTTCGTGCAGGATGGCCGGCAACTCCACGATCTCCCATGGAATCGCCTCTGGGTTACGTGCTTGGTAATCAATCAGACGCCCAGTCAGATCTAACAGCGACCATCTGGTCATAATCACAATGATCGCACCGCCCGGCATCAGACGTTGCAAGGGTCCCGTTTGAAACCAAGACCAAGCTGTATCAAACGCGAGTCGAGAGTTGGACTTTACGTCCTGCTCAGAGTGTGGATCGTCAATAACAAACAGATCAGCGCCGCGACCAGCAAGAGCGCCTCCAACACCAGCGGCATAATATTGACCGCCAGCACTAGTAGACCATTTTCCAGCCGCCTTCTGGTCATCTGCCACCATTGTTTGAGGGAAAACTTCACGGTACTCCTCCGAATCAAGTAAGTTACGAACCCTACGACCGAAGTCTTCAGACAAACCCGCAGTATGGGTGCCCATGATGATCTTTTTATTAGGGTATTTACCTAGGAAGTATGCAGGGAACAAGTAAGAACTGAACTCAGACTTACCCATACGTGGCGCGATGTTAATAATCACGCGTTTCTTGCGGCCTTCAACCACGTCGGTGAAGATCTTGGCTAGTTTCCTGTGGTGCGGACCAATTTTAAAGCCCGGATATACCGCTTGGGCAAAGCCCAGCATGTTTGTTTTGGCCGCCTGCAGTTTGGCGCGGGACTCACGAAGCTCTAAGTCTTGGAACAACTCTAGCTTTTCCTGTTTGGACAGGTGGGGCAGAGCCTTGGCCATAGCTTCTAGCTCAAGTTTGCTCAGAGTTGTAAAGTTCTCAGGCTTCATCAGTCTTATCTTCCGACACATCGACCACGTCGATCACGCCCATGAACCTGTTGAGCTTGTCCTTGATGCGGTTTTCTAGCTCCACGTCTGACATCTCTGTCTTCTTGACCTCAATGCGCTCAGTAAACAGCGCCACTTCGGTGACCTTACCGAGCATATCCAAAGCTTTCAGGCGAATCCGCGCATCTGGGTGTTCAACTTCTTCAAGGATCTTAGCTACTGCAAAACCCCTGAGCTCCTTGGCCTGCTCGACAAACGCCCAATCATAAGCTGTCAGCATTCCTACTAAGTGTTGCACCGCCGCTGGCGCCTTTACGTTAGCTAGCGCTTGCTGAGTATTCTGTGGCGGTTGGCCTGTTACTAGACTAGCAAATGATTGGCGTGCTGCTTGTGCGTCTGCCTTAGACTCTGCTTCATCGTCGTCAAGTTCTAGCTCCTTGAGCCAGTCTGCGGTTTTAACTTGTGCGTCAACAATGGTTGCCGGTTCCGCATCTTCAAAAAGCTGTAGCTTGGCCGTGGTCACGTCGACCACTTCCGGTTCAAACTCGCCGTTAATAAGATGTTCAAGCATTGCGTAGGGTTAGTGCTGGCGTCGCACTTGTTGCCTCGTTGCAGTTAGTGTACACTTCTTTTCGGCAATGGTGCAAATTTTTTGTTCTGTTGCTTCTCCTTGAGGTTAGATCCTCCTTGCGCCCCGGTTAACCCCGGGGCTTTTTTTATTATGCCGTGTCCAACGTTTGACATGGTACCTTGGAAATTTTTTATAATTTTTAGGGGGTGGGGTGCTGGCGCTGGGGATTTTGGGGCGTGAATTTTGAAAATTTGGATTGCGGCTACGGAATAGTGTTTATGGCGGCTAGCGACTACGCCCTCAAATAGGGGTGGTGGGGGATGGGTGGGGTTCTTTCGTGTTCAGAATGGGGGCAGAAAGCAGAATATAGTACCCATTTGATAAAATAGAGGCATCGGTTGGGAGATAGCTCAATCGATTCGGGGAACAGGTTCCCCGATACATAACTTAGTCAACTCAAGGAGAACATCATGACTAAAGCAACGACAGTAGTAGTAACCTTTACGCAATTCGCCGAGGGCATTGGTCGCTCTGACCGCATCACGCTTGAGGCGAGCCTAGACTGGCACAGGCAGTATGTGATGCTTGACGCTAGTTCCAAGTCCGCATGGAAGCGTGACTGGCTTGTGAACTATGTGTTCGGTCGCCTAGACTGCACACGCAAGCAAGCCGAGGCTATCTGTGCCAAGACTCGGGTACAACGCACAGCAAGCGAGGAGAAGGCTGTTAACACAGGCTCTAAGCGTTTCGCTGACCACATCAGTCGCACGACTATTCGCTCGGGCAAGAAGCCCAATCCTGTTGCTGTACCCAAGCAACTCTTGAGCAATATCACGGCTGAGATTATTGAAGCTGGCTTGACCAAGGCACAGTTTGATGCGCTGATTGCTCAGTTGCGTGACTCTGTGGCATTTCAATAATCTTGGGGAACCAGTTCCCCGATTCCTTCTGGCGGTGCAAGCGTGATGCTTGCCCGCTGTTTCGTTTCTTGTCCAATCAATAATCTCATGGAGAAAATCATGCGTAATCTATTCCAACCAGTCATCAAAGAACATGGCATCGTTCGTGTAGGCGGCTTCGACTACCATATGCAAACCATCAGCTACGGCTCACAGCGCCAAGTCCATGTATTTCGCAAGCACGCACCACACAAGCGAGGGCTTGTGTTCCTAAACGCCCAAGACTATGAGGCATGGAAGAACAATACTGCACAGCTTGACCTACCTTTTGGGGAACAAGTTCCCCGACCTGCACTATAGTTCAAGATTATTGAGGCAAAAAACCAGTCATGGACAAATGTCCAACACTAAAGCTCTCGAACTAATTTGCGTGTAACCCCGTAACCCGCATGGATGCTAGCGTTCCGCAAAAACTGTCCTTTCTATCTATCTTATTATTATTATTATGTATATGTATGTGTGTGTATCAGGGGGTGAGCACTTTCTTTTTTTCAAAGACTTTCTTTTTTTATTTGGCTATAGCTGTATGGAAATAAGATAGATACATCGGACACTTTTCGTGCTAAGCTAGCACTGGTGCGGCTTCACAGCCTACACGCAAATTAGTCACAGCCCTTTAGTGTTGGACATTTGTCCGCCTCTCAATTTTGGAGTCAATAATCTTATGTACGAAACATACATCAAACTCACACCCAACGAGCTTCACAACCGCTTGACCGAGCGCAAGATGCACCCTGCCGAGATAGAGCGCATCAAAATGGAAGTCTCCGAGCTGAAAGAGGCGCTTCGCGTCTCCAAGATAGCACGCACACAACGCAAGGCAGAGTGGGACAAGGTGCTCGCACCCTTGCGCTACGAAATCAATAATGCCAAGGTTGGCATGAGATATGGCGGGGAACTTGTTCCCCAAGAAAGGGTTACCGCCTTTGCTGAATACATCAGGGTCATGGAGAAGCTGCTTGCCATGCTAGACGCCCCATACAAAGCGCTGGAACACACGCCCATACAGATAGCCCGTGACAAGGGTTTGCCCAACGATGGCGAGCACTGGACAGACTGGATACCCTCAAGGGTCAAGGACAAGGTGAGCGCGTTGTTCGCAGAGATACCTGTTGTACCAAGGGGCAAGCGCAAGACACCCTTTCAGCGCACCATGCTGCCTGACCAACACGAGAAGGCTAAGCAAAGATTATTGACCAAGACTAGGAAGGAGATGGAAACGCTAGAACGCCAAGTCAACATACAACCCACAGAACAGCGCAAGCATAAGCTGACGCAAATGAAACGAGCCATCAAGATTATTGAAGCTCTAGACAAAAACGAAGCAGTCCCTGCCACATGGACAAAACTTTCTTTAGGAGAGTAGGGACTACTATCAACTCTTTCTTTTTGGGGAACTGGTT